TGAACGGATTGTACATTGTTGGAGTTAATTGTAAAGGTACATATGGAGCGTAGATGTAACCAGCGTCCAATAATGATTTACCTTTGTGACCAATTAAGATCTTGCTAGCTGGGAAGTAAGGATCACGATATACTTGATATCTTCCAGCAAGAGAACCGATTTTCTCGATACCCATGTTGTATGAATCTTGCTCAGGAGCTGCGTTAGATACGTGGAAATATTCTAAATCATCGAATACTGCAGAAACTTCTGAAGAAACAACGATCCAGTTAGCACCACCTCTTAATGTAGTCTTATGGATTTGAGCTGAAATTTGGTTAACCTTAGTTACCAAAGTTTGGTTCCAATCTTTTTGAGTGTAACCTTGTAATGTAGCACCTGATGCTCCACCGTATTTCCACTCATTGTAATCCCACTTAGCTTTCCAAGCCGCACCTTTACGTAAATCACGTAAGATTTCACGGTCAACTTCTGCTGCAATTTGCTCAGATAATAAAGCTGTTAATTCAGCTTCAGCATCGATGTTGTGGAATGCACTAACGTCTTGAGCCAATTCAGGAGACCATGTAGCTCTTAATTTTCTTTCAGTTACAGAAACTGTTACTGATTGTAAATCGAAAGAAACTTCACCAATTTGGTCTTCAAATTCTAAAGTATCATAAACTCTGAAAGTTAATGTGAAATCACCTATAACTGTACCTGTAGGTATGGTGATGTTAGAGAATCCAGATGTTGCACTGTAATTCTGCATATCAACACTTACAAAGATAACACCATCTTCATCACAGATATCGTTATAGTTACCTTGTGGGTAGTTAGTTGAAGTTGCCTTTTGACCATATTCAACAATACCTTTACCATATTTTTGAGTAACAACGTTAAAGTTTTTAGAACTACCTGAGTAGTTAACTTCCGCAGATGCTAAAAATTCTTCAGTATCCATTGCGTTACCATTTGGTCCAATCAATTTACCTTGACCATCTTTAGAAAATCCTGTAAATTTCAAGATTAAAGATGATTGAGCGTTAGATGCACCTGTTACAGCAGAAACCGCTACGTTAGATGTTACACCATTTGAAAAAGTTACGATTGTTGTGGCAGATAAAGTTACAGCTGAATATTGACCTTTTGAGTAATCAAAAAGACCTGTTTCAGGACTGTTACCATCACCTGCTTCGTAAAATCTGTCATATAAGTTACCACCTGTGTAACCAGTTGCAGCGCTTCCACCAGCACCTGGCATACCATATGGAGAATAATGACCTGCTCCTGTTCTTTCCTGAATTTTAGGAATGAAGAAGAATAATTTACCAATTGGTAAGTTCATAGCTTGTACTGACACGATGTCGTTAGCTAATAATTTAGAGAATACACGACGAATGATTGGGAAAACCACAGTCTCGAATGAACCAGACGCATCAGCTACTGCTGCTTCGTTGATTAAATAAGACGCTTGGTTTTCATATAATTGCGCGATGTTATCTTTTTGGTGACCGTCAAGACCTTCTAAAAAGCCTAAGTCATCCCATTTTCTGATGGTATCTTCTTTGATAACACGAAGGTGCTTAAGACCGATGTTACCTACCATACCTGATTCTAATAATGCTCCCATTTTGTATGTTTTTGTTTTTTTGTTTAATTTATTATTTTATTTTTCCCATTAAATCTTTCATTCTCTTGAATTGTGGATTCTCATAAGCCTTAGCTTCTGATAACACTTCTTGAGATGATGATGTAGATGGGGTATTAGAGATTTTTCCAACTACTGACTCGGTAACTGTTGTTTTTGTACCTAATTCAGATTTGATTGTGTTGAATAAACCTTTAGATTCATTCATTGTTGAAACTGAATCAAATCTCTTTAATATGTTCAATTTCTCTTGTTTTGTTGTAGAGTGTTCAGTAAATAAACGTGTAGCGTAAGCTAAGTTTGCATTAAACACAGCAACTTCGTTAAGTTTGTCTTTGAATAAAACTAAAGCCTTCTTGTATTCAGAATTTTGTTTCTTTAACTTTTCAACTTCTTCGTTCATTTCATGACGACCTGCCTTATATGTTTTCTTTTGAGCTGGTCCCCTAACTCCTGTTCCAAATGTTCTTACTGCTTCGGTAGCTTCAACTTCTTTAACGTCACCTTCTTCATCCTCATCATCTATTTCGATTTCATAGATAGTTTCTTCGTCCATTTCTTCTTCATCATCTTCTTCAGTTCCAAAATCTGACCCAAATTCTGTTTCAGTTTCTGGTTCCATCTCAGATTCAAATGATGGTTCAGAATCCATCTCATCATCAAGTTTGATAATGTAATCGTCTTCTCCGTCACCAAACTCAATGTTATTTCCGTCTTTCTTAACTACGATACCATCTTCTGGTTTCATTGCTTTGAAAACTTTTAATACTTCATCATCTGAAGCACCGGTCATATCCATTACGTCCTCATCTTCAGAACCTTCTTC